ATCTGCCGTTGCCAGGAAACGGGCAGCTGCCAATGTGGGACCTAAACCTACAAACGTAAAAACATTTGCAAAAAGAAAAAGCATGGGTATGGGAGGTTTAGTATGAGATTACATTTAGCTAGAGGTGGAGATGTAATGCCTCCAAAAACAAAAAAATTTTTTCGTCCAACGGAAAAAGGTGCGGGTATGACTAAAGCTGGAGTAGCCGCATACAGAAGAGCAAACCCAGGTTCAAAACTAAAAACAGCCGTGACTGGTAAAGTGAAGCCAGGATCAAAAGCTGCCAAACGTAGAAAATCATTCTGCGCAAGATCACTAGGACAAATGAAAAAATTCCCTAAAGCAGCAAAAGATCCAAACTCAAGACTTAGACAGGCACGTAGACGATGGAAGTGCTAAATGAGAAAAAACAGAGATCCTAAAGTAGGAACTGGTAAAAAACCAAAAGGATCAGGAAGGAGATTATATACAGATGAAAATCCAAAAGATACTGTCCGAATTAAATTTGCGACTCCGAGTGATGCTCGCAGGACGGTCGCGAAGGTTAAAAAGATTAATAAGACGTTTGCGAGGAAAATTCAGATTTTAACTGTTGGTGAACAGCGAGCCAAGGTTATGGGTAAAAGACAAGTCGCTGCAATATTTAAGAAAGGAAAAGATGCAATTAGAAACAGCAATAAATAGATTAATTAAATACTTAAATAAAAGAATTGAGGAGTTATCCCTAGCTGTCACGTCTGGAGGTATTGACAGCATGACAAAATACAACTATATAATAGGGCAGATAACAGCCCTAGAGGCAACTAAACAGGAACTCTCTAACCTGCTAGAAGATAAGGAGCAACATGGAACAGTCATCAACATCAAAGATACACCTACCGAATAAAGAATTAGTAGGAGTTCAAAAATCAAAAGAAAAAGATTTAACAAAAGAAGATTCAAATAAACTACCACAACCAACTGGTTGGAGGATGTTAGTTTTACCTTTTAAAATGAAGGAGAAAACTAAAGGTGGTTTGATAATCGCCGAAACAGCCCTAGAGAGACAACAAGTTGCATCTCAATGTGGTTTAGTTTTAAGAATGGGTCCAGATTGTTACAAGGACAAAGAGCGTTATGCTGATGGTCCTTGGTGCAAAGAAGGGGATTGGGTAATGTTTGCCCGATATGCTGGATCAAGAATAAAGATAGAAGGTGGGGAAATACGTCTGCTAAATGACGACGAAGTTTTAGCAACCATCAAGAATCCAGAGGATATCTTGCATGAATATTAATCATAGAAGGAGTAAACTATGCCAAAAGAAGAAAAAACAGTAGATATTGATACATCAGGCGAAGGCGCTGAAATCGATGTTGAAGAACAAAAAGACGAGTCGGTAGTAGATACCGAAGCGCCGAAACAAGAAAAAGAAGCCCCTAAAGAAGAAACAGTAGAAACGAAACAAGAAGAAGTTAAAGAAGAACCAAAAAAAGAGGATGAAAAATTAGAAGACTACAGTAAAGGTGTTCAAGCAAGGATTGCAAAACTTACGCGTAAAATGCGTGAAGCCGAAAGGCAAAGAGATGCAGCCACTGAATATGCTAAAGCTGTAGAAGAAAAAAGACAAGTTCTAGAAAAACGTTTTGAAACTACAGATGCTAATTACATTAAAAAGTTTGAGACGAGCATAAAATCTGGATTGGAAGCGGCGGAAAAAGAATTAGCTGCAGCTATTGATTCAGGTGATGCAAAAGCACAGGTTGAAGCACAAAAAAGAATTTCAACTCTTGCTTTTGAAAATGCTAAATTAGAGCAAAGCAAACAGCAAAAGTCAGAGCAAGTAAATACAACTTCAACTGAAATGAGAGCCCCAGAAAAACCTGTGGAGGGAATGAATTCAACAGACCCAAGAGCAGAAACATGGGCTTCTAAAAACAGTTGGTTTGGTGTTGATAGAGCTATGACCTTTACAGCGTTCGAAATTCATAAAGATTTAACGGAAAAAGAAGGTTTTGATCCGCAATCTGATGAATATTATGCAGAAGTTGATAAAAGAATCCGTGTTGACTTTCCTCATAAATTTGCTAAAACTGATGTTAATAAAACGACCGAGCCCGTTCAGACGGTCGCTTCCGCAAAACGAAGCGTAAAACCAGGTCGCAAAACTGTGAAACTCACATCATCACAGGTAGC